GACCCCCGACTGCTTCGCTGCATATTCGAGCTTCGAAAAGTCTTCGGCACTCATGCCGACTTTCTGCGATGCGTGCTCGACCTCGACCGCCTTGTCGATGAAGGCGTCGAAGCTGCTCACGGCTTCGGCGAGCCCGAAGCCAACGCCGAATATCTCGGCAGTCTCGCGCACCTTCGCGCCGAGATCGCCTAGCTGTCGGTTCACGCGCTGAATGCCTGCCTCGACGTTGGCAGTATTCGCGCCGATCTCGACTAGAATCGACATTAAAGACATGCGTCGTTACCTTCCGCGCATTTCATCGACGCCCGCGAGCGCTTCACGTTCAAGCGCGGCGCGTTCGTTCTCTTCTTTGTGGATCTCGAACTCGGCCTGATAGAACGCCATCCATCGACCGAACTGCGCGCTAGACATGCGTGCGAGCATGTCGTCGACATCCCAAATGCCCAGTTCGCGCGCTAGTCGGTATGCGAAGTATCGGCGCGGCTGGGCTCGGAATTTTTTGCGACAGCGCTCACGTCGCGCTCGTCGGTCGCGTTCAGCAGATTGCCCGCCTGCACGATGCGATTGACCGCTGCTGCAGACTTCGCGGCGATCGCGTGCGCCTGCTGCAGCGTGGCGATCGGTCGCCCGACTTCATCGCACAGGAACGCAGCGAGCGACGCCGCGAGCCGACCCTTTGCGACGTTCGCTTCGTCGCCCGTTGCCGCACGCATTGCGACGACGAAGTCGATCGATTCGTGCGCCGACAGCCGACGCACGAACACTGACCCGCCCCATTCGGGCACGGGAACTTCTTCGACGGGCTTGTCCTGCGCCGAGAGGATTTGATCGACGGTCAGGCTCATTACACGACCAGCCGCTGCAATACCGCGCCATCAGCGCCGACGATCTTGACCACGGCTTCCGCGAGCGCGCCGACCTTCTGCCCCATCGGCTTATAACTCGGAAGGATGCCATTCCCGACATACGCGGGGTTCGTCGTGCTGCGCGCGCTGTTCACTGCTCGCGCCTCGACGGCGAAGAACGCAGCGCCAACGAGCGGGAACAACGTCGCATCGACCGCGCTCAGCGCCCAGTCTTGCGCGAAAGTCACGTCCATCGACCAATCAAGCAAGCCCGCGAGGCGCGCGACGCCAGCGTTGCCCATTGCGGTTGATTCGACTTCTGCCGCAGTGAAGTCGATCGAGATCTGCCGCACCCAGGTCGAGAGGTCGACAGCGTTGACCAGCAGTTTTGCGTTGGTCAAAACAATCTTCGCCATTTGAAAGGTTCTCCGAGATCAGTATTGATTGCCGAGCGATGCTGCGAAATTGAATGAAGGCGTCGAGCCGCTTACGGTCCACGAAAGCTGCCAATACGTATCAGTGATCGGCGCGTCGAGCTGAACGAGCGCGGAGCCCGGCGCGGTGATCGCGTTGAATGTCGCGCGCGTCGTCGCGCCCGCCATGCCGACGTTATTCGCGCTCTTCAGCACGAACGTGATCGACGGCGTTCCGCCCGACGCAGCAGTGACGTGAATCGCGCACGCGATGCCCGAGCCCTGCAGCGATGGCGCGGGCAGCGGGCCATATATGTTGCCGCTGCCTGTCGCAGTGACGGCGGTGCGGTTCTCAGCGAGCACGCCCTGCGCGAGCTTCACGCCGCTGAACTGGTTCTGTGTGTAGTCGCGATCGCTCTGCGCCGCCTTCAGGCTGAACGCGAGCGGGTTGCCGATCTTCGCGCCGATCCCGCCGTACTTCACGACCTGTGCGCCCATCAGGTACGCGACCGCGCCCGCCGCAGCGTTGCGCCCGATCGCAACCGTCACGGGATACACGGCATTCGTTGACGTGTCGACGAAGAACGTCGCGTCGGGGTCGGGGTTCGCTTCCCAAAATCCCGCGACCGAGATCACGCCGTCATTGAGCCCCATCAGGCGAGCCTTGCCTGCGTTCGCGAATGTCGTGATGTCCTGCTCGGCGGCGCTCGCGTCGATCGAACACTGATTGACTTGGCTGGCGATCGCCAGCTTGTCGAGCCAGATCGTCGCATTCGCTATTGTCTTTGCCATTCGTTAAGACTCAGTCGGCCCGCTTTCGCGGTAGATAACGCGGAAGTCGCGCACGGCGTGATACGCGCGCAGTGTCGAGTCGTAGAAGGTCGGCCCGCCTGCCTCGACGAAAATGTCGTCGACCTGTGTGCCCGCGAGCGTGCCGCTGTAGCGCTGTAGCGTTTGCCGCACCGCTGTGATCAACGAATCGCGATCGGGCACCGTCAGCGCCCATAGGTGCAGGCGCACGCGGCAATCGACGATGTTCGCGTCGCCGCCCATCTGCGAGAAGCGCTCGCCGTCGAACTCTTCGAAGACGATGAACGGCGGCAGCTGACCCTGCGCAGCGGTCGTGTCGTAGATCGCGGGCCCGACGAGCGACTGCACCGTCGCATTGCCCTGCAGCGCGGCGATGAGAAACGGCCCGAGCATGATCAGCGCCCCGCGCGCTGTGCGCGGCTTGCGGCGCGGTCCATCGCGCGCGCGAATTCGTCGATGACGTTCTGCGCTGCCGCGTTCCGCGTCGCTTCAAATGCAGGCGTCACGAATGGCTGCGGCGGCACGAAGCCGCGCCCGCCGCCGTTTCGCGTGCGGTGCCCGTACTCGACGAACTTCCAATAGAACGCATTATTCTTGTCGTCGGTTTTGCCGACCGTGTTCACGACGACACGACCGCGAGCAATGCCGCCGCGTCGACTCGTCGCGATGCGCAGGTTAGAAATCAGCCGCCCGATATGCGGATCACGGCCCGAGCCCTGCGGCGCGCGCTGATAGATCGCCTGCAGCAGCATGCGAGCAGACGAGCGCACCGCCTGCAAAAACGGATTCCCGCGCACGTAGTCGTGAAGCTCTTCGAAAGCCGCGATCGCTTCTTTTCCGCCGTGCAGCTGTATCGTGAAACTGTCAGCCAAGGTTCGCGCCTTCTGTCGCAGTCAGCGTCATTTCGTGGTTGCGCTCGTCGACGTTGTTCACGTTCACGATCGAGAACACGCGCACGCCGTACAGAATGCGATCGCGCGGCGTCAGTCCCGGGAAGTACCGAATCGTTATCTGATGCTGCGCAATCTCGCGGATTTCAGACGTGCCGACTTCGCGCTCGCTGCCCGCGCCTGGAACGATTTCGCCCCATACGGTCGCGAGGTCGGTCCACGTGTCGACGAGCCCGCCGTGATCGTCGGGCGATTGCGAACGGCGCTGAATCGTCAGCCGCTTTCGAAGCGAGCCCGCGCGCACGTCAGAACAGCTCGACTCTGTGATGATCGATCAGTGAGTCGATATAGGGCAGCTCGCTGACGGTGATCCGCGTACCGACGACGACCTCTTCGCGGTTCTCGTACAGCGTGGCTACGCGGAGTTTCATCCACGTCAGGATATCTTCAGGGATGTTCGTCGCGTCGGTGCCGTAGCCCGTGACGTATGTCACCTGAACGCTGCCGATCTGCGGAAGCATAATGGGCCATATCTGGCTGAAGACGGGCGTAAGGCGCGCGAGATCGTCGACGCGCGTCGCCCCGTTGTACGTCGGGTCGACGAAGCAATACTGCCCGGCTGGCGGCGTCGTGCCCGGTGATACGGGCGTGACGGTCTGCAGCGAGTAATCGAGCGCCACGTATTGAAGCTGCGAGATCGAAAGCACGGGCGGGCGTTCGAGCACGATCGCGTGACCGGGCAGCGTGTACCCGACGCCCCACGGCACGCCCATCAGCGACGGGCCCGGGAATGCGTCGAGCGTCAGAACCCACGTTTGCTGAATGAGCGATCGCCGCAGCTTATTCTCGGCAAACGTGCGCGCTGCTTTGATCAGCGCAAGTACGAGCGCGTCGTCGGCGTTCGTGTCGATGCGGGCGAATTGCTTCGCCTGCGCGACCGTCAGCGGCTCGACGCTCGGAGCCGTTTTCAGTTGCAGCGGCATAGGAAATGGGGCGGCGCGGGCCCGCCCCTATTCCGTTAGACGCGCTGAGCGACAGCGGCGGCGTCGTAAGCCGTCGCAGCCTCAAAGCGAGCAGAGCCGACCAGCTCGGCAGAAATCAGCGACGCGGCCACACCGACCGTCATGCTGATCTGCACGTAGCAGAAGCCGTTATTCGTATCGAGATCCTGCGGGCGGAAATCGATAGTGGCGAGCTTGCCCGAGCCCGAGCCCGCCTGCGTCAGCTGCGTGATTGCCTTGCCGGTGATGTCCTTCGCGCCAGTGCCGGAAGAGTCCTGCGCCTGCCGCACCTTCGCGTCGAGCGTCGCCGACGCGCCGAGCACACCCGCGTGGATCAGCGCCTGCAGCTGCTGCAAGTTACCGACATAGATCCAGTTCGGCGTGTTGACCGTCGCCGCCGCCTGCGAGACGGGGGCGAAGACATCGAGCACAGATACCTGCTCGGACAGTTTCGTATTCGGAAGCATTGATGGATGACCTCAGATTGAAAGATTGAATGCGAGAGAAGCGCCCCAGCTCGCGCCGGGGCGCTCGGTGGCGTTGCGGTTACGGGTTAGCGGCTCGCCAGCTGAACGAACGGGCTCATCTTGTTAGAACCCTTCGCCGGGCTGATCTGCTTGCTGATCTTCGGCATTCCGTCGATGCGGAAAAGCATGCGGAACGCCGTCGCGTCAGCGTCGAAGTACAGGTGCATCGACGTTGCAGTCTCGATGCCCTCGCCGTTCTTCGTGATCACGCGGTAATACGACAGGTCGAGCAGCAGCACGTCGCCCAGCGAGCTGAACGTATTCGCGTGCTGGCTCAGATACAGCGGCATGCCGTACAGCTTGCCATCCGGCTCGTTGTCGTCAGAAGCGTCGGCGCTTCCATCCCACGGTGACTGCTGAATCGCAGCGATTCCGCCGCCGAAGGGCACATACAGCGGATAACCGCTGGCGTTCTTCAACGTGAGCAGTGCGCCTTCCACGTCGTTATTGAGCAGCCACAGCGCACTGCGGCGAGATCCAGGCGGAAGCGAGCGCTTCATGTTCGCGATGTTGGAATCGCTGAGCGTCAGCGTCGCTTGACCGGAATCCTTCGCAGTCGTGAGAGCTGCAGCGCTGTTCATCGCGCCGATCGGCTGGCCGTTGCCGTTGCCGAACAAAATCGCCTCGTTTGTCTTCCAACGAATCGACGCAGCCGCCTTCGTGGGAATGTACGCATTCAGCGCGTCGGTATCTTCGAGCAGTTCGTCGGTGACGGGAACGAGCGCCATCAGCTTATGAAGCCGCATCGTGCTCGTACCGAGCGCGGGCTTCGTCGGCGTGCCTGCGCCCGCTTCCGCCTGCCAGTAAGCGCGAATGCCATCGGTACCCCATGGCACCGTCTCGTCTTTCGGGAACACCATCGAATTGCCACGCACGGGCGTGTTATCGCAGAACGGGATCAGCGAATCTTCGCCGAGCGACAGCGTCCAAATGGTCTGCGAGAACTCGGGCGGAACGGCGAAGCCGCCGTCAGCGCCTGCAGCCTCGTTGCCGAAGGTCGTCGGCGCGGCGGCGACGATCTTCAAACGATCATCGAAACCCATGCGCGACTCAGCCTTGCGCACGCTCGCGGCGAAATCGCCGAAGCTGCTGAAGCCGCGTTTCGGGTCAGCCTCAACGCGCGGTGCGCCGCCAGTGATGACGGTCGCGCCGGGCACTTCGAGCGCCGTACCGGCAGCGTCGAGTCCCTGCATCTCTTGCGCGATCGTCTGCTCGCGCTCAAGCGCGCCATTAATCTGTGCGAGCTGCAGCTTATTTGCGTCGAACTGCGTCTGCTCTTCGGCGGTCGGCTCGCGATTTGCCTCGACGAGCGCGCTCGTCATGCTCTGCATAGCAGCGAGCACGGCTGCTTTGCGCGCCTTCAGCGTGCGAATAGTCTTATTCACGGATCTGATACCTCAGAAATGAAAATGCCCGCGCGTGGCGGGCTGATAAGGGTTTACACGATTCCGACCAATGGGCCGGAATTGAGCGCGAGCCGACGGGCCCGCTCAGCGGATTCGTGTCAATCCAGCAATGCAATATCGAGGTCGCGCATCATGGCGGCGCGCGCTGATGCGCTGCGCTTCACCTTGGCGGCGAGCTTGGAAACTACCTGCGACAGCGTCGCGACGCCGTCGATCATGTTCGCGGCTTTCGCCTGCTCAGCCATCAGCATGCGACCTTCGCCCATGTCTTCGCGCACCGCTTTGAGCGACGCGCCGCGACCGCGCGCGACCGCCTTCACGAACGACTCGTAATAGGCATCGACGCCAGCCTGCACGTGCGCGCGGGCTTCATCGCTGAGCGGCCCGTAGGGGTTCTGCTCAGTCTTATACTTGCCCGCGCTGATGACCTCGACGCCGACGCCGCGCGCCTTCATCAAGCCGCTCACGTCGTAATGCGCCGTGTACACGCCGATCGAACCGACTTCAGCGCCGGGCGCGGCATACAGCGCGGAACACTGCGAAGCGGTCCAATACGCCGCGCTCGCCGCCATCGAGTTCGCGACGGCAACGATCGGCTTCGCCTCGCGGGCCGCGAAGATCGCGTCGCCCAGCTCGGTAAGCCCGTACACGCTGCCGCCCGGTGAATCGACATCGAGCACGATCCCGCCGATTGCCGGATCACTCGCAGCCGACGTGATCGTCGCCGCGAGTCCCTGCATCGAGGTCAGCGGCTGGCTCGTCTCATCGATGCCGCCGCGCTGCGTGAGCACGCCGTAGACGGGCACGACTGCGATAGCGCCGCCAGCGAGCGCAGCGCCTTGCTGTCGGCGCGCTTCCCATTCGGCGCGACCCTGCTCGACCCGCTCGCGGTCGTCGGCTGATAACGGTTCTCCGCTCGCTATACGCGACAGCACGCCCGAGATCGTCGGCAGATAGCTTTCGACGATCGCCCACGGGTAGCGGATCAGGTCGGCTAAGAATCGATGCTGCATATCATTCGCCCCGAGCGAGCGCGAGAAGGCGCGCCCGCGTCTTGTCTTGAAAGTCAGGCTCGCCCGCCGCGATCGCGGCGAGCTGCTGCGCGCAATACGCCTGCGCGTCCAAGTCGAACACGCCGAGCGCGTCAGCCAGAAAGCGGGCGTGCTTCGTGTAGAACAGCGTCAGCGCGCGTTCGTGCCGCCCGCAGTTCTCAAGCTCTGCGAACTCTTTCCGCGCGATGCGCTCGACTGCAGCGCTCGCGAGCGCTTCAAGCCGCGCGTTCTTCGGTCGCTTGGCTGGCGGCTTGTCGTCTTCGTCGTCCATGCCGGGCTTACCTTGTGGCTGCTGAGCTGCTGCCTGCTCGGCGGCAGCTTCGGGGTCGAGCGGCGACAGGTTCACGGGTCGAAAGCGCTGATCGCCGTTCTCGACGGGGTTCATGCCCTCGCGTACTCGGATCTCGTTGCTCGACAGCGCGCCAATCTGAAACATCTGCGAATAGAAGGTCGAGCGGCTTGCCTGATCGCCGCGCAGCAGCCGCGATAGATCGAACTCGGCGTCGAATTCGTCGTCGTCGTTCAGCAGCGCGAACTCGATCGACGCTTCCCACGCCTCGACGATCGGCGTCATTGTGTAGATCACGAATTCGAGCGACTGCTGCTCGATGTTCGCGAACGTCGCGCGATCGAGGTCGCCGATCAGGTGCGGCGGCACGCCGAAAATGCGCGCGATCTCGCTCACGCTGAAGCGGCGCGATTCAAGGTACTGCGCATCGCTGTTCTTCACTTCGAGCGGGTGATACTTCATTCCCGCTTCGAGTACAGCCGTTTTGCCGCGATTGCGCCCGGTCTGCGAGCCCTGAAACGACTCGCGGAAGTTATCCCGCGCCGTCTTGTCTTTGAACTGCCCAGGATGCTCGATCCAGCCGGGCGGCGTCGCATCGTTCGCGAAGAACCGCGAACCGTACTCATTCGCTGCGAGCCCCAGCCCGACCGTATCGCGCTGCGCCTCGATCGGATTCAGCCCTGTGATCCCGTTCGACGACAGCCCGCGCAAATGCCAGATCTGCCCGCGCGGGAATATCTGATCGGTGCCGTTCGGCAGCTTGTACCGATAGCGATAGTCGCCGCTCGGCAGCTGCTCGGGTTTCATGCGATCGGGATGCAATGGCATCAGCGACCCGATCGTGCCATTTGCGCCCTCGACGATCTGGCAGTACGCATTTCCGCGCAGCGCTAGATGACCCATCAGCAGCTGACGAAACTCGAACGGGTTCTGATAGTCGTTCGGGCGCTTCGCGAGCAGCTTGTACAGCCAGTGATCGCGCACCATTTCGCGCGTCCCGTCGTCTTCAGCGGCCGAGTACAGGCAGAACGGCAGAACAGCGAACGTCTTCGCGAGCAGCTGCACGCACGCATAGACCGCAGCGAGGCGCATAGCCTGCTCGGAGCCGACGCGCTGCCCGGTCGACGTATGCATCGAGACGGGTTCAAACCAGAACCCGCCGAACGGTGAACGGTCATCGAGCGATGCGCGCCGCCCGAGTATCCAGTCGAACAGCTTCATACGGTGACAAGCTCAGTGAAGTCGTAAGGCTTGATCGCCGCTTCCGCGCGCCCGAATGCCATCAGTAGCGCGACAAGCCCGTCGATCTTGTCGGCTGATTTCTTGCGGTCGGGTGCCATGTTCAAGTTAGCGTCGTATCTCGGTACCAGATTGGCGGCGTTCCACTGCAGCACGGGATTTCCGCCGTGCGCGAGCTTTCCCGACGTGTACGCCGTTTCGAAAGCCTTCATCGCCGGGTTATAGCTCTTCGCGCCCTGAATGAACGGCACCATAGGCAGCTGCTCGTCGGTCAAGTCTTTGACGAGCTGCGTTGCGTTCCAGGGGTCGTAAGCGACTTCAGTCGGCGAGAAGCGCGCGCATGCCTCGATGACATGCTGTTTGATCACTTCGTGATCAGTGACCTCGCCGGGCGTCTCGATGATGTGCCCCGCCTGAATCCATCCCTGATACGGCACTGTTCCGCGCACGGTGCGCGTCTGCACCGCTTCGCGCGGCACGAAATACCGCACGCTTGCGAAGTATCGGCCCTCGCGCTCGAAGAGCAGCGCGAACGCCGTCATGTCGAGCGTTGAAGCGAGATCGAGCCCGCCCCAGCATCGCGCGCCGACCAGCTCGTCGAGCGGCACAGGCTGCGCACAGGCGCGCCATTTCAGTACGTTGATCCAAGTCTCGGCGCTCGCCGCCTGCCTGTTCAATCGCTTGATGCGAAACTCGGCGAGCCTGCCGGGCATCGCCTTTGCTTCTATCGCCTCTTTCCTGATCGCTTCAGCGAGCACGGGATTACCGGCGAGAAGCGGATTGGCCTTGATCCACTTGCGCTCGTCGAAATCGTCGTCGTCGTCGTCGACGGCGAAGTACAGCGGCAGGAAGTGATCGGCTTCGAGCACGCCCTGCAGCACTTGCTTGGCGAACTCGCGCACCTCTGGCCACGGCCCGGGCGTCTCGTACCCTTCCGTGGTGGTGTACAAAAATAGCGGGTTCGCACGCGCGCCCGCCGCCGACATGAGTACGTTGAGCAGATCGTGCGTCTTGTGCGCATGCAGCTCGTCGAAGCACAGCGCGGACGGGTTCAGGCCGTCTTGCGTGCTCGCCTTCGCGTTGATCGGCTTGAACGTGCCGCCCGTCGCATAGCGCGCGATCGCGTTGGCGAACGGCTCGACGCCGAACGCGTCGCGCAGCTCGCCCGTCTTTTCAATCATCCGCTTCGCAACGCTCCAGACGATGCGCGCCTGATCGCCCGTGGTCGCGGCTGCGAAGAGCTGCGGGCCTGGTTCTCGCTCGCAGCAGAACACATACAGCAGGATTGCCGCCGCCAGCGTTGACTTGGCATTCTTGCGCGCGATCGCGAGCAGTGCCGTCGTGAAGCGCCGGCCGCCGTCAGCGTTGCGGAACCCGAACAGCTGCACGAGCAGAAAGACCTGTGCCGCTTCGAGCGTGATAGTCGCCGAGTCCCACACGCCCTCTACGTGCGGCAACCGCTCGATAAACGTGCAGGCGTGGTTCGCGCGCGCCGCCGACCAGTAGAACGGCGGGCGCTTGCGCTGCGCGCGCTTCAGATCCCTGATGAACCGTTTCGCGGCGAGCCTGATCCATTTGCCATACCGCGCGCCGCGCTTGTCTTCGATCGCGTCTTCAGCATAGGCGATCGCGACCGCGACGAAGTCGCCGTCATCGCGGCGGGTGATCGTCGGCGATCGCCCCGCCTTGACCTTCGACACTTACCGGCTGGCGAGCTGCACGAACGGCGACAGCGTCGTCGAGCCCTGCGGCGGCGACAGCGCGGCTTTGATCGTGGGAGCGCCATCCATGCGGAACGTCGCGCGGAACGCCGCAGCTGCGGCGTCGAAGAACATATGAAACGACCAAGCGTTTTCGATGCCCGCGAGCCCGAGCCCGCCGCGCGTGAGCACGCGGTAATACCCGAAATCGATCATGCACAGATCGCCCTGCGATGAGAACGCAGGAAGGTGCGCCATCGGGATGACCGGGCGACCGAGAAGTCGCCCGACCATAGGAACGCGCGTGCCTGGAATATAGTCGCCTTCCCAGCTCATACCGTAGCCCGCGCCCGTTGTTCCGAGCGAGAGCAAGCCGCCGAGCACGCCTTCGTTACACACGAACACGGCGCGCACGTGCGAACCGGGCGGCATGCGCTGAAACATGTTCGAAGCGTTCGTGATCGATATCGTGCTCGTCGCCTGCGAAGTGTCTTTCGCCTGCACGACGGTCGCAGCAGCGCCCAGGATGCCGAGCGGTTGCCCGTTTCCGTTGCCCTGCAGAATCGCGTGATTCGCCTTCCAGCTGATCGCGTCGGCGGCTTTCTTCGGCAGGTACGTCGCGAGCCCGGCAGCGTCAGCGACCAGCTCGTCAGAGAGCGGCACGAAGGCAATCAGCTTGTTAAGCCGCAGCACTTCGTTTGACAGCGCGGGCTTGTTCTGCGTCGCGGCGACCGCTTCGTTAGACCATGCCGCCGTGACGCCCGAGCTGCCCCAAGGCGTCGACTGATCGCTCGGGAAGCTCTGCGCGTTCGTCTCGGTCAACTGCTGATCGCACAGCGGTATCAACGAATCGCCCGCCAGGATGAACGTCAGCACGTCCTGCGCGAATTGCGGCGGCACTGCGAAGCCGCCATCTGCGCCGACGTTCTCGCCGCCGAACGTGGTCGGCGCTGCCGCGATGATCTTCAGCCGCTCATCGAGCGCTGCGCGCGGATTGCGCGCTGCCTGAATCACGGCGCGCGCATAGTGACCGACGCTTGCGAAGCCGCGACGCGGATCATCAAGCAAAGCGGGGCGACCGCCCTCGACACGCGGGGCGGATGCTGTATGCGTCATGTGTGTACCTTAGTCGGGAATTTCTTGCAGATCGGCGAAGCGATTCGCCTTGCTGTCGCTCTTCGATAGCTTCACGCGCGAACGCGAAGTCGGCGAGAAACCGAGTTCGCTCGCGGCTTTCATCATGACCTGAGCCTGCTTGTTCTGAATCGCCATGTACGGCGACTGCATCGGCGTCCCAGTGATCGGTGCCTTGATGACCTGACCGTATTGCGCGACTTTTATTGCGGCTTCGCGGTGCGCGTCTTCAGCGATGACCCACACCTGGAACACGCCGCGATCGAGCTTCTTAAGCAAGCCCTGCGGCGCGTTCTCGATCGCGTAGCGCCATCCGTCCTTCTGCGATTCGCTCATCCACTCGGGCGGCTCGATGAGGTCGCCCACGGGCTGCGGTTCATCGACGTTAAGCGGTCGCTTGCCTGGATTACCCGACACGACTTTCAGCCACGTCGGCTTTGGTTTCCTTCCTGCCACTCTCGACCTCTGCGAATGTGCGCCCGTTGCCTTCGAGCACGGCGGGCTTGCCGGTGAACTCCTGCCAACGCCGCACGGCGACGTCGACATACAGCGGATTGAGTTCGATGGCGTAGCAGCTGCGCCCCGTCTGCTCGGCGGCTATCAGCGTCGTGCCCGAGCCGCTGAAGGGCTCATAGACCGCTTGGCCGGGCGACGAATTGTTCTCGATCGGGCGGCGCATGCACTCGACCGGCTTCTGGGTGCTGTGCCCCGTCTCGCTCTTGCGCGGCTTGTCGATCTGCCACAGCGTCGACTGCTTGCGGTCGCCGACCCAGTGGCCGGTCGCGCCTTTCCTCACGGCGTACCACAGCGGCTCGTGATGCGGGTGGTAGTGCCCGCGCCCGATCACGAAATGACTCTTGCCCCAGATGATTTGCGTGCGCAGCTCGAAGTCGCACGCCTCAAGGCTCGCTGCGACAACGTGGGTGTGCGTCGGCCCGTGCCAGACGTAGGCAACGTCTCCAGGGAACAGCGCCCACGCCTCGCGCCAGTCGGCACGGTCGTCGTTCTCGACTTTGCCGACGGCTCTCCCAGCGGCGCGTAGCGCGTCATTCCGCCACGCCGCATCGTACTCAACCCCGTAGGGCGGGTCCGTGACCATCAGGTGCGGGCTCACGCCCGCCAGGAGCCGCGTCACGTCGGTCGCAACCGTCGAGTCGCCGCAGATCAGCCGGTGCCGCCCGAGCACCCACAGGTCGCCCGGTGCGCTCACGGCGTCCGCCGCCACTTCGGGCACGTCGTCGGGGTCGGTGAGCCCTTCGGCGGGCTGCGCAAGCGCGGCCAGCTCTTCGTCCGAGAAGCCGACCAGCCCGAGGTCCACGCCCAGCTCGCGAAGCCCCATCAGCTCGCTGGACAGCAGCTCGGCGTCCCAGCCGGCGTTAAGCGCCAGCTTGTTATCCGCAAGCGCATACGCGCGCCGCTGTGCCTCGCTCCAGCCGGTCGCTACCATGACAGGCACCTCAGTCCAGCCGAGGCGCTGCGCCGCCAATAGGCGGCCGTGGCCGGCGATAACGGTGCCGTCTTCCGCGACCAGCACGGGGTTGGTCCAGCCCCATTCCTTCATCGACGCCGCGATCTGCGCTACCTGCGCGTCCGAATGCGTGCGGGCGTTGCGGGCGTAGGGCAGCAAGGTGCCAATCGCCCGCCGCTCGACCCGGTCTGCGGGCCAGAGGAGTCGGTTTGTCATTTTGGGAGCCCTATCACCATTTCGCGGCTGCGAAAATTTGACCACCCGTGCGATATCGG